TTTATTTCAAAAGATGCAGGAGTACCTTCAAGCTAACTATGCTGAAGAAGAAATGCAATCCAAACTACAAGAAATAGAAGATTATTTTAAATATGATTGGCAAGATATCCGTGAGAAGATGGCTAATCAAATTCTTAGACATTACTGGCAAGAGCAAGGCTTTGAGTCTATATTCTTAAACTGTTTCAAAGATGCTTTACTTATGGCAGAAGCAGTTGCACAGATTGATATTGTACATAATGAACCTGTATTAACAAAACTTAATCCTTTAAAAGTTCATTCTATCCGTTCTGGAAATAGTGATAGAATTGAGGACTCAAGTATTATTATAATAGAAGACCATTGGTCTCCAGGTAAAATTATTGATTACTTCCATGAGGATTTAAAGGAAGCAGATGTAGATTATATCAATGAATATACTACTAAATCAAGTGCTGGTACTTACTCAGATGATGGAGATAATCATACATTACTTAGGGATGGAGTAGAAGGATTAGGTGTTAATGGATTAGATACTATGTTTAACATAGCAGAAATCAATGGACATCACTTTGGTTCTAACTTTACAGATGAAAATGGTAACATACGTGTTCTTAGAGTATATTGGAAGTCTCTTAAAAAGATTAAGAAGGTTAAGTTCTATGATGAAGAAGGAGAAGTAGAATATAAAATAATGTCAGAAGAGTACAACCCTAAGAAAGAATTAGGAGAAGAAGCTAAAGCATTATGGGTTAATGAATGGTGGGAAGGCACCAAGATAGGAAAAGATATATATGTACAAATGCACCCTCGTGCAGTACAATACAATAAAATACATAACCCTTCATACTGTCATCCAGGCATTATAGGAGAGATATATAATACAAATCAAGGTAAGGCTGTATCCTTAATGGATAGAATGAAGAATTATCAGTATATGTATGATGTTATTTGGGATAGACTTAATAAAGCTATTGCAACTAACTATGGTAAGATATTTGAATTAGATTTAGCTAAAGTACCAGATAACTGGGAAATAGAAAAATGGTTACACTATGCTATTGTAAATAAGATTGCAGTAGTAGATTCTTTTAAAGAAGGACAACAAGGTGCAGCAACAGGTAAACTTGCAGGTGGATTTAATACTCAAGGAGGTAGAGCAATTGACATGGAGACTGGATCTTATATCCAACAACATATCCAATTACTTGAATTCATTAAAATGGAAATGGGTGAGATTGCTGGTGTAACTAAACAACGTGAAGGAGCAATTCATCAAAATGAAACAGCTTCTGGAGTTGAACGTTCAGTTAATCAATCATCACATATTACTGAGTATTGGTTTCATAAACATGAACAGTTTAAGTTAAGAGTTATGGCTGCTTTCTTAGAAACAGCTAAAGTAGCCTTAAAAGGTAACAATAAGAAAGTACAATATATTCTGGATGATCAGACAATTCAAATGCTTAATATAGAGGGGGATAACTTCTCTGAAGCTGATTATGGATTAGTTTGTACTGCTTCTTCTAAAGCAATGGAATTAGAAGGTATGCTTAAACAGAATGCTCAGGCATTTATGCAGAATGGTGGAAGTATGGGAACTATCATGGATATATTCTTTAGTCCTTCATTGGCAGATATGCGTAAGAAAATTGAGATTGCTGAAGCTAAGTTACAAGAACAACAGTCTGCTTCTCAAGAACAACAGAATAAAATTGCACAACAACAGATGCAAATTGAAGCTGAGAGAGAAGACAAGAAACTTCAACTTGAAGATTCATTGAACTTACGTGATAATGAGACTAAGGTTTTATTAAAGCAAATGGAATTATCAGTAGCAGGAGAAGTAGATAATGACATGGACAATGATGGTATAGCAGATCCAATCCAACAAGAAAGATTAAGTCTAGATAAGGATAAAGCTAAGGCTGATCAGATGACTAAAATGAAAGACCTTGATCAGAAGATGAAGATGCATAATGATAAAATGCAAAGGGAAGATAAGAAGATTGCGGTATCAAAAGCAAAACCTACCGCTATGAAATAGCTATTAGTCACTGACGGGAATTTTAAGAAATATTGAAATTCACTTGACTTTTGCTTAAAAATTTAGTATATTTGTTAACTAATGGGAGAAATATTATGGCAGAGAACAATGAAAACAACCTAGATATGAGTCTTTTTCAAGACCAAGATCTAGAGCTAAACTTAGAGTTAGCACCTGTAGACTTAACGTCTATACCTTCAGAAGAGGAGGAAGAAGAGGTAAATCCCTTCTTGGAACAAGAAACTATTACACCTGAAGCAACTGAAGAATCAGTAGAAGAAGGTGATGAAACAGAAAAAGAAAAACTTGGTGAGGACGAAAGTTCAGAGGTAGTAGCTGAGGAAGAAGGACCCGACGAAGGGGAGAGCCAAGATAATTCTCCCATATATTCTTCCTTTGCAACTGTTCTTTCAGAACAGGGGCTACTTCCCTCCGTGGACCTTCAAAATACAGATATTAAAAGCGTTGATGATTTAACCGCAGTTCTAAAGACTGAAATTGAAAATCAAGGTAAACAATATATTATTGATAAAATAGGAGAAGATGGTTATGAAGCACTAGAGAAAGGAATTTCTTTATCAGAGCTTCAACAGTTTAACAACACTACCACTGCTTTAGAATCTATCACAACAGAAACTTTATCTAATGATGGTGAATTAGCTAAACGTATAATATTACAAGATTATATAAACCAAGGTATAGATGAGAATCGTGCCTTACGTATATTAAATAAATCAATTGATGCTGGGGAGGATGCAGTAATTGAAGATGCAATTGAATCTTTAGAGAGTTTAAAAACTTTTGAACAAGGTAGGATTGCTAAAGTAGCAGAGGAAAGGCAGGAACAACAGGCTGCCCTTGTAGCACAACAAGAAAAAATTGACAATGACCTAAAGAATTCCATCTATAAGAATGATGAATTTCTAGATGGATATAAGGTTAATAAAAGCATGCAAGATAAAGTTTATAATAGTATTACAAAGATTGTAAGTACTAGTCCAGAAGGGATTGCAGAAAACAAACTAATGCAACAACGGAGACAAGACCCAATATCATTTGATACTAAACTTTATTATTTGTACGAACTTACAAAAGGTTTTGAGGACTTTAGTAAGCTAGTAACTAAGTCCACTTCCAAAGCTACTACACAACTTGAGAAGGCACTACGTCAGAATAAGTTTGAACAAGGGGGAGACCCAACGTTCTTGGATAATGAAAGCTATGGTGGAATTGGATCAGAATTAGTATTCGATTAAATAAAAATAATAATAACAGAAATTAATTAATTATGAGTTTAGGAAAATTTGTGATGACCAAAGGAAAATCTTGGTCAGGATTAACACTAAAGAATCATATTGGTGCTATCTTCGGTAGCCAACCGCAATTAGTTTCGCCATTAACTACCGTTCTTTTACAGAATTCTGGAATGAAAAATTTAGATACAACTCTATCTCTATTCCCAGAAAAAGTACTTGAGTCATCTGATGACTTTGTCTGGAAAGTAGTAGGAAGTGATGAGCGAAATATTGCATTGGTAGCTGCAGAGTATCAAGGTTCAGTAGTGGCAGGAGTTGATACTGGTGTAGGAGCTGGTAGAACAATAATTGACTTAGTATTCGCTGAGAAATACTTTACGAAAGTACAAGTATTAGGTGGTAACAAACCAGACCTGTATCAGTATAGAATATTAGGTGACGCCAAAGAAGACGGCGGTAACTATAGATATCAAGTAGAAATATTTGGTGGACAAGAAACTTTAGGTGGTGTACCAGGTACAGATCTTGTAGCAGGAGTACGATTCAGTGTTGAATCAGCTTACGTTGAAGACGAGTTATCTACAGAAGGTGCTGGAATTGCATTCACATCTCCATACTTACTTAGAAATAGTGTATCTACACTACGTTTTGAGCACAAAGTATCAGGAGCAATGATTGACTGTAAAATTAATCCAGTATACTTTGCAGGTATTGAAACTAGAGATCCTAATTCAGGAAAAGTACATTCGAGTGTAACTTGGATGCAAGAAGTTTATTGGCAGTTTGAGAAAGCGATGTCTAGAGTGAAAGCTCGTACATTAATGTTTGGTAAAACAAATAGAGATGAAAACGGACGTTTCTTAAACAAAGGAAAATCTAACATTGAAATCAAAGCAGGTTCTGGTATTAGAGAGCAAATGGAAGTAAGTAATACTACTTCTTATAATAGCTTCTCTATTAGCTTACTTGAAGATTTATTATCTGAATTAGCAGAAGGTAAATTAGATTTTGGTGAAAGAAAGTTCATGATGAGAACTGGGGAGCGTGGAGCTACTCAATTCCATAGAGCTGTAACAACTGAAGCGTCTGGATGGACTTCGGTAGGATTTGACAATAGTGGTACTGCTGCTATTCAAAAAGTATCTAGTAAATTCCATACTAATAGTTATTCAGCTGGATTCCAATTTACTGAGTGGAAAGCACCTAATGGTATCCACGTAATGTTGGAAATAGATCCAATGTATGATGATAAAGTAAGAAACAAAATATTCCATCCAAACGGAGGTGTAGCTGAATCTTACAGATATGACATCATGTATATCGGTTCAATGGAAGAGCCAAATATCCAAAAAATTAAAGTCCGTGGGGATGATGAATTAAGAGGATATACATCAGGTATTAGAGATCCATTCACAGGAAAGCGTGGTGGTGTAATGCAACATATGGAAGATTCAAGTATCATGACTGCAATGTGCGGTACTGGTGCTATGGTAAAAGATGCTTCTAGAACTGCAACTTTAAAACCAATTATTTTAGAATAATATTTTCTATTATATATAAAGGGTATAGGGATCATAATTGGTCCCTTTATTCTATTTAACAATTAAAAAGGGAGAAATAAAATGGAAGAAACAACGATTGACATCAGTAACTTTACTTTGCCTAATGAAGTAATTATAGTTAAGTTTATACCTCGTAAAAAGGGTATGGCTGCTAATGTACCAGAGAATCATGTGATTGCTGGTGGAATGATGAGTAAGGCAAAAGTAAAATATGCAGCGCCTATTCAGAGGAATGGAGCTATTGCAAATATTTTAACATTAGAAGAGAAGACTTTCCTTGAGGAAAAGACAGGACTGAATTTATCAGTGTATGCAGACTTCTTTAAAAACTTCTATGTATCATTATTTAAAGATGATGCAAGTAATAAATTTAACTTATGGGACCCTTTAGATTTCATAGCTTATAAAATTCTATCAGTATGTCCTGAAGTGGCACCTGATTGGGAAGCTAGAAAACTAAATCCAGAGTTTAGATTTGCTATTACTAGAGAAGGAGAAGTACAAGATGAGAAGAAGAAAGCTCTTGATGTTAAGAAGGAAGCGTTTAAAGCTTATGGTAAAATAGAAGATGATAAAGAAAAAGTTCTTTCTGTATTAAAACTATTAACTAATAAGGCTATTGCAACTACAAGTAAAATTGGATGGTTACAAGGGCAAGTAGAAATAATCATAGATGAAAATCCTGAGAAATTCTTATCAGTTGTTCAAGACCCTCATTTTGAAACTAAGGCACTATTGAATAGAGGTGTAGAATCAAAAGTAGTTATTAAAGAGGGAAATCAATACGTTACTAATGATGGATTACAATTATGTGAGCCAGGTAGTGTATCCACTTTTGCAAATGCAGTTAAATATTTAGACGACGATAAAAACCAAGAGTTAAGACTCTTAATAGAAGCACGTATAGATAAGGCATAATAAATTATGACGGTACTAGAATTTAGCAATGAATTTGATATTGCATATAATGGAATAGCAAGTAATTCAGCCCCTCCTATAGACTTATATGAGAAATCTGTTTATCTTACTAGAGCGCAGTTAGAAATAGTTAATAACTATTATAACCCTCTAGGAAATAAATATAAGCAAGGTTTTGAACAAAGTGAAAAAAGGAGAGCAGATTTAAGAGAATTACTTAGAACTGGAATAACATCTAATGTTGTATCAACCAATGATAGTATATCAGAAGATTCGCAATTTTTTAGAATACTAGACAATACGTATTTAATTATACAAGAGAAAGCAAAGATTACCTCAACAAAT